GCTGCGATCCGAGAGGCTTCCGCCAGCCCGGCCATAGTCGGGCTTTTTTATCGCCCCCCTTCTGGGAGGACTGTTCGATGAATCCGATTACCCAGGAATCTCTGGAGCTGCTGAAAGGAGCTCTGGCCAGGCCGAACGACACGCTTGCCAAGTCGATCTCGACGGCTACGGGTCTGGTTGCCTACGACCTCCAAGCACCAGCTAAGAACCTTTATCCTTTCGTGACGCCGCTCCGAAACGTCATGCCGCGTGTCGGCGGCGGAACCGGTTCCGCAACTAACTGGCGCCAGGTCAATGCCATCATCGGCTCCGGCTTTGATTCAATGGGCTGGGTGCCGGAAGGGCAGCGCTCGGGACAGATGTCCTATTCGACCTCGAATAAATCGGCCACCTATATGACGATTGGCGAGGAGGACGCAGCGACCTTTGAAGCGATCTCCGCTGGTCGCGAGTTCGAGGACATTCAGGCTCGAATGACCTTCCGTCTGCTGCAAAAAATGATGCTGAAGGAAGAGATGGCGATTCTGGCCGGCAATGCCTCTCTGCAACTAGGCACGCCGGCCGCCCCGATACTGTCAGTGGCTGATACCGGCGCAACGCTCCCAACTGGAACGTACTATGTCAAGGTCGTCGCGCTGACCCTCGAAGGCTACCAGAACTCCAGCGTCCTGGGTGGAGTCGCCACGTCGATGACCGTCACCGGGGCCGATGGAAGGAGCTACATGCTCTCGGGCGGTTCGTCCAGCATCAGTGTCGAGGCAAGTCAAGCGGTGACGCTCGGCCAAACGCTTTCTTGCAGCCTCACTCCATTACAGGGTGCCGTAGCTTATGCCTGGTACGTCTCCACCGTCTCGGGAGCAGAGACCTTGCAGGCAATCACAACGATCAACAGCTTGGCCATCTCGGCTCCGCTCAGCACCGGCAATCAGTCGCAGACAGCAATAAACGCCGACAACTCCGCCAATGTCAGCTACGCTTATGACGGCCTGTTGACCACCGCGCTCAAACCGGGGTCAAACGCCTATGTCAATATCATGCCGACGGGAGCTGCCGGCACCGGAACGCCGCTGACTGCCTCTGGGCGGGGCTCGGTCGTCGAGATCGACAGCATGTTTCAGACGATGTGGGACAATTTTGAGCTGTCGCCGACCGTCCTGTACGTCAACTCCCAAGAGCTGAAGAACATCACCAGCAAAGTCCTCTCCAACGCATCGGGGCCGTTATTGCGCTTTGATTCCCCGGCAGACGGCAGCCAAGGCGAGTACCAGGTGACCGCGTCCGGTGTCGTGCAGTACTATTACAATCCGTTCGCAATCAATGGCGGTCTGCGAATCCCAATAAGAATCCATCCCCGTGTGCCGCCTGGCACGATCATCGGCTGGACCGAGAACCTGCCTATTCAATACCAGTCGAACGAAGTACCGAACGTGGCCGAAATAAAAACCCGACAGGACTATTATCAGATCGATTGGCCGCTTGTCACCCGCCAGCGCCAGGTCGGTGTCTATGCCGAAGAAGTGCTGGCCGTCTATGCGCCATTTGCGATGGGCGTGATCTGCAACATCGGCAACGGTTGAACTTCGGTTTGGACTAACGAGGATACTCCCGTGTCTGATATACTCGCATTACGCGCCACTTTCCCTGTGTGGGATGCCGTTGGGCACGGGATCCAGCGATACGTGCACGACCCCGACGGGGTCGTGCAGGTACCCCGCCAAGTTGCGTTATATCTGCTCCACACCGGCGGGTATGTCATCCACGACCGTCCAATTTCTCCAGAGCAAATTGACGATCAGGCAGCCGCTTCCGAGCCGGTAGGCGAGTGATGGTGAGCGGCGCTTCCGCCAGCGGAAACTTTGGCGATCTGACGACGCTGACGGATGTCAAGGCGTGGTTGCAGACCGGGCAGAACGCCTTTCCGGCAACCGACGATGCGCTGCTGACGCGTTTGATCACCGCAGCGAGCCAATACATTCAGAATTGGCTCAACCGGAAGATCGCTCTGCAAGACTGGATCGAGACGCGCGACGGTGTCGGGAGCGCCCTCGGCAACCGCGAAGTGCGGTACCAATTTTCGGCTTTCCCGGTCAGCGCCGTCAGCCTCGTCGTCGTTGACGGTCTGACGATCCCGCCGATCCCGGCTTCTATCCCGACACCGCCCGGGATGGCTGCCGTTCGCACCTTTGCAACCCCGTCGGGGTACCTTTTTACCCCAACGCAAATCGTGATCAGGGGATACGCGATACCGCGAAAAGCGGGCTGCGTGACTTTGCAATACACTGCGGGCTATGCCATCATACCGCCGGATCTGGCCCAAGCCTGCATCGAGCTTGTGGCACTGCGCTATCGCGAGCGCAGTCGGGTTGGCGAGGTCGCTCGCGCGATCGGCGGCGGGGAGACCGTGTCATACTCCCAAAAAGATATGAGCGACTCGATAAAGACACTGATCCAACAATACCGAATAGTCGCGCCGACCACCGGATTCCCGATGCCGGCGTCGACCCAGACGGATGCAGCGACGCTTGTAGGTGTTATGTGATCACGGCCTCTCTAGTCGGTCACGAGCAGGCGCTGGAGCGGCTGCGCGCTTTGCCTGAAGCAGTGAATTCCCGGCTTCTTCGCGCGCTTGCTCAGCTTGGGATTGAATTGCAGCGAGACGTGCAGCAAGACAAACTGAGCGGACAGGTGCTCAGGAGCCGTACCGGCTCACTCAAATCGAGCATCGACTTTCGGATCGATCAAAGCGGTGGTGCCATCACCGCGAGCATCTTTAGCGGCAGTCGATATGCCAGCGCGCACGAATATGGTTTTGCTGGAACGGTCAGTGTGAGGGCGAGCGTGCGACGCATCAGAGAGGCATTTGGTCGGCCGATCGCTGAAAAGACGATCAGCGTGAGAGCCTATGATCGCCGGATGGATCTCCCCGAACGCTCTTTCCTGCGCTCTGCACTCAACGACATGACGCCCGCAATCCGCGATGAGGTGGAGACTGCTCTGGCGGAAGCGGTATCGCAATGATCGCATCGGATAAAGGCCGCCTGCGATTGGAGAGCTGGCAATGATCATCCGCGAGTCGATCTATGCCGCACTCTGGGCCCTTGCGGCAGGCGCGGCGAGCTTTGCCAGTGAAAACCGGCGACTGCGGCATTGGGCCGACGTGGCCCCAGCCGAACAGCCTGCATTGTTCATGAGCGAGAAGGGCGGCACCGCCGTGACGAAGGCGCTGGGAGCGCCGATCGTATGGACGCTCTATGCCGACTTTTATCTTTATGTCCATTCCAGCGACCCCTATTTGCCGCCGGCAGTGCTTTTGAACCCACTCCTCGACGCCCTCGAAGCAACATTGGCGCCATCGCCGGCGACGGGGGTCCAGAACCTAGGCTTTCCGGCGATGGTGCAGCACGCCTACATCGCCGGAAAGATCGAAACGGACGAAGGCGTTCTTGGCGATCAGGCGATTGCGATCGTACCGGTCGAGATCCTGTGCGTCTGAGGGGGTTGGCCTATCAGAAGCCGGCAGACGGCAAAGAGAAGGTCGCAATGGCGATTTCTTACTGTGCACTGGGACGAGCACCCAATGGCTGTAAACGATCCTGAGGAAAGCGTGATGTTGCCCGAGAATGCCGCGCCCACCCCGGTTGCTTCAGAACGCAGAGTTGTTTCTATCGACCAGCTGATCGAGCGCTGGTGGCACGACCATTTTCCGGGCTCGCCGGTCGCGCGCGACACGCAAGCCTGGAATGTCGCCTATACCGCCAAGGAGACCCTGAAGCGGCTTTTGAAAAGGAGTATCTGACATGCAGTTGAGCTTCGGCTCTGGTGCGGTCTGGGGCGAACGCACCGATGTGACCGGCTCCGGAATCGGCCCGCGTCAGTTCGGCGTCCTCCAGGATATTCAGATCGACTTCGACTGGACCGATAAGGCGCTGTATGGCCAGCTTCAATTTCCGGTGGCGATCGCGCGCGGTCAGGGCAAGATCACCGGGAAGGCGAAATTCGCCCAGATTCTTGGATTGCTCTACTCCGACATCTTTTTCGGCCTGAGCCCGGCCGTCGGACAGTTTGCCGTCTCGCAACTCGAAGCCGCAAGCGTGCCGGCAACGACCCCTTACACCGTAACCGTCGCCAATGCGACCGATTACAACGACGATCTTGGCGTCGTCTACGCCGCTAGCGGCGAGCGGTTCAACCGCGTAAC